ACCTTTGCATCCAATTTTCTAAGGCATAGGAATTTCGCCTTTTTTTGAGGGTCATGCCTGTTAACGACGAGGATTAAAAAAGGCTCAAAATTACTGCTCTGATTTCTGGGAGACTTTTGGATCTGGTGGATTCCCAATCACCCAAATCACCCAATTTTTAGTATCCTTGGTTTCTGGCATATTGGCTATATTTAATAATATTATATTTCATATTTTTGTATTATTTTCTACACAGTCTCTACCTGTAACTCTACCTGTAATGTATATATAATAAAAAAAAATAAAATTTGCTAGCAACAAAATAGAGAAAGTCACCCATTTGAGCACCTTAGAGTCCCAGGAAATCAAGGATGGTAAAAAATGGGCGAAATGGGTAAAAGGGAGACTTAAGATTTCTGTTCAACCTTGTAAAATGTACTTTTGTTCGTCTTCGTCCGTTCGAAGTGTGTCTTGATTTTAATCCCGAATTTTGTCTTCGTGGGGCAACTGTCTACACGGCGCCCCTCGTCAGCCCACCAGATTCTAAAGTGGTTATAGATGTCTGCGGCACTCACCAGTGCTCCTGCTTCCCAACATCTGCAGCAATCGGATAATACATAATCTTTGTAGTCCGCAATAGGACAGCTGACCACCTCCTGCATGTCTTCTAATAATTCTGTTACGGGTCTATCTCCAATTATGTTAAATTTAGACAAATCCCTGGAGATTAACTCATCGTAGAATAGCCGTGCAGTTGGCTTGTGCAGGCTTGCATTTCTTAATATAGAATGGTAAGCTGCGTCGTTCTGTTTATCGGCGGACATAGAAACAGCAAAAAACCGTCGATCGTCTTTGGGGATTTTAACAGCGTTCAAATTGTTTGTTGTAAAGATATAATTTGTATAATCTTTAGCCTGGATAGCGTCTATTCCTTTCTTTTCGAGAAGCGTGGTATCGCACGTAATCTTGTCTTTTAAAATCTCAGAAATATCAAACGTTTCTTTGCCGGACGCCTCGTTGAGCAAGCAGAGTAGCTTCCCTGTGCAATCTGAAAATCTTCCAAAAATCTTAGAAGTTTCAGAAGTGATTAACATCTTAGACGCTCCAATAATATTTTCGAATAGATGTTCTACAATGCAACTCTTACCTGTACCCTGTTCTCCATGAATTAAAACACAAACGCCTGTCTTTCGAGCTGGGAACTGTAGGATACTTGCGAACCAATTCAATAGGTACTCCGAAACCTTGGGGTCGTGATTAGCAAGTAATGTAAAATGGTCGTAGAATACGTCGGTACTTCCTGTTCCCGGTTCTGTATCTAAAATGTTGAAAGGTTTCCACGCGTTATAATGGTTATACGGTACGACTGTAGGCGGCGGGTAATAATCAATTTTGTCATAAACGCGCATTTCAGGATCTGATACCCATTTCTCTAAAAATGAATACATTTCAGGTTCCTTCTTACTGGATTTAGAATACTTCGCGAGCAGGTGTCTATAGGCCTCCCTGAAGGTCCCGGTAGTCTTCATCTCCATGCTGGAATCAGAATTTTCCTTAACAAAACAACTTGGACTGCAACTTTTGAAAAAGTACTTCTCAAAATATTCCTTCCTGAGCGCGTAGTCTTCGAAATAATGGAACTCGCTTAAAATAAAATCAGGAGAGTCTTCTTTCGTGTTCTCAAAATTGTAAGGTAATTTGAAAGCCTTGTTTACAAAATACACAGAGTCGAACTGTATATCATCAATAATAAATATGGGTGTGCTCAAATCGTTAATGTCAATTGAATTTTTGAGCACGGTGATCCCGTCGTAACAATAAGACGTGACAATAGCCCCTTCAGACCTTAGGAATTCCATGTATTCTTCCACAAGCAAACGCTCATAGTCCTGTAGAATCAAGCTGGCACCGTGTGCGGGCCGGTAATCCTCACCCTTGTTTTCTTTAGAGTTTTCGATAATATCCTTAAAACGGAAATCCAAATTTAGAATTTCATGAGTGCCTTTAATTTCTTTTTCGAGTCCGTGTATAATCTTATCGTTGGTAATAGTGTAACCAGACTTATCGAGGTTAAACTCAGTTTCCCACGTACTGATACTGCCTCCGTACAGTAAAATTATAAGTAGACTCTTTATGAAATCTTTTTTCGCATAAAATTTAGATTCTTTTTCGTTATACCGTTCAATTGATGCATCTGAAATATTAATAGCGTTAATGAACATCTCTGGTCTATCGATTACCATCTTGATATATTTACAAGAGTAACAATTCTGGTTTTGAATTAAATCGAGTAAAATGGACCAATGTGCTGATTTCATGTCGATGTCATAATTAGTATCCGCGAATAAGCTGGCGCGCGCTCGACTGGACATCGTGGTACATGACATGATTTTTGGGTCCTTGAGGTAATACCTGCCGTAAATATTTTTCATTTTGTACTCAACTTCAACCGAACCTTCAACAACCGCGTTGGAGTAATTCTTAAGCATACCCCGTTGTGCTTTGGCGATAGAATCATGTTTGTATAATAATTGTACGCGCTTAGGGTCGGGAAATTCGGTCAGACTGAAAGTTTTGAAATTTGGCATCTTGGTTACTATTAATATTGATTTTCTTTTTAAATACATTATCTATCCGAATTATGGTAATTAGTTATTTTAAGAAATGAATATAAAGATATCGTCATTGTATATAAATATAAGATGGTACAATCTACAGCTGAACGGAAGGAGTATCAAAAAAATTGGAGGCTCACCCACCCAGAATATAATAAAGAGTATAGAAAAGAATACAACCAAACATCAGAAGGCAGGAAGTCACTTCGAATTGCAACCTGGAAGAACCGAGGAATTATTTCAGAAGATTTCGTCAATGTTTATAAAATTTATATTGAAACCGAGAAATGCATGGACTGCGATTGTATTTTAACAGACGGACCTGTGTGCCCTTCTAAAAGAGTTTTGGACCATTGCCACGTAACGGGTGAGATAAGAGCCATATTGTGTTTTTCGTGTAATGTAAAACATAAATAGATATAAAGAATAATTAGTTATAATATTATAACAATGAACACCTCCGAATCTGATACCGAAATTGAAGTCGATCCCAGCCTCGTAGCGCTAAATGAGTACCTTAGCCGCCCCTCGTTAATCACCAAGAAAATGCTTTCAGAGAACACTCGCAAAACGTACCTAAAGGCCTATAATCTGCTTACGTTCGGTAAAGATAAGGACCGGCCTGGGCTGGCGGGCGTGCCAATCCATTTAGCAACAGAGCTCGATATTATTACAGCCAGCAACCAAGAAAAGTCGCTTGCATCCAAGCAAAGTCTGCTCAATATTGCTCTTGTAATTCGTCAGGAGATGGGCCTTCCAATTGAATTGATTAAAGCGCGCCGAGAGGAGAACAAGCCTAATTTTGCTATTGAAATTAAGGCTAAGAACGAAAGCTTAAAAGATATGCCTTCATATGGAGATCTTAAGGTGTTCACACAAAGCTTATTTGATTCGGGTGAGTACAAAGAGTTTATGATTAATTACCTTCTTTTGCATTACAACAAGCGCAACGCGGAGTTCGTGTTTCAAATTGTTTTTAAGAAATCTGAGGTCTTCGATGACGACCATAATTACCTTTGGGTTTCCCAAAATAAGGCGGTTTGGTATATTCGGGATTATAAGACTGTGAACAAACACGGCCCGATGGAACATATAATTACAAATTCGGACTTTATTCTGGCTGCTAAAAAGGTGGGTACAGGGGACTTCGTAGACAATCCTAAGCAGGTGGGATACTATGTAAAGCGAGCTACTCTCGGTGGCATCGGGGAGACTGCGTATATGAAGATCTTAGTAAATCATTTCCGTGGCTCTCGAATGAAGACCGATGAGATATCAGCCAATAGGGGGACTACACTTGGGGTGATTAATTCTAACTATGACATCCAGCTCGTCAACCCCCCGTCGTCGGATTCGAACTCGGAGTCGAAGGCGTTGGTGTAGTTGCAACTCTTGGGACTCGAGCAGTGGAACCAGTTGTGGGCGTACTTGTAGGGGTGCTTGCAGGTGTTGTGCTTGCAGGTAGTGTACGTCTCCTAAGGGAGTGACTTTGTGAACCTGTTGTAGGTGAGGGTGTCGTAGTAGGGGTGGTGGTGGAAGCTGTAGTAGAAGCGGTAGGTGGTGTGGAACTTGTAGAGGCTGGTGTGCTTGCGGTACTCTGTGTAGTATCTCTTGCAGACAAAGCCGCGTTTGCTGTTTGTGTAGCGGTCTGTGCGTTTTTCAATTTTACACCAAGGGCCATTGAAGTTGCTTCTGCAGCTGTTAAATTCGCCTTGGCCTTTAGGTCTGCCGCTTTATTGCTTGCGAGCAGAGAGTTGTAACTTGCTACGGCCGCACGGCTTGCTGGTGTATCGGGAGGTGCTACAACAGTCGGCTTTGTGGATGTAAGTCCCTGAGAGTATTTCCAGTCGTTGAAAAGGTAAGTCATGTAAGTCTTAGTATCGGGGTCCGTTTGGGCTGCTATTGTTGCAGTTGTTGACGCGACGTATGCATTCTGTGTATTGGTATTGCTACGTCCGATGAGTACAGCGTTGGCGGCAAGTCTCTGGGCTGCGTTAGGGACACTCGCTGGGCTATTCTTTTGGAGGTAATCTGACAGCACCGCCGCGTTAGACCAATTACCGTTTGCATCGAGCGTATTCACGTTCCCCTCAGATAGCTTAGGATTAAGTCCCATAGCATTTAGAACGTTAGGATTAACTCCGAGATATGCGTCAGGGTTTGCTTGTACAGCAGCCTCTGCTTTAGCCAACTGTTGAGTATTCAGTTGTACAACTATTTGCGAACCCGACTGACCCCCAGGAACCGCACCGTAAGAAGCATTAGCAAGATTAACATTCCAAACGGGAATTCCAGCATTCTGAGCTTTTGTGATATTGTCGAATATGCTAGTCGCTGAAGTGGCCATCAAGGGTTCGGTAGCAACCTTACGATTCCAAGCTTGCAATCCCGCATCTCTTTCAGCCGCAGTATCAGTTGTTTGGGTTTTATAATTAGAAAAGACACCTGTGTCACCAGACGCTGTAGCGGCATAAGATTCTCCGAAAACTGTTTTCTGAGCTGTTGTCAAAGAATCAGCTGTAGTTGTAACCGCGTTCGCAGACACGATGCCTCCTCCAAGAGTTGTACCGGAACCGTCGAGTATGCCAAATTCTTGGGACTTACCAACAACTGTACTCAAATTTTTACGAGCAGCTGCAATAGCATCGGGGGTCATGGGTTCTCTTGCTACGTGTTCTTGGTGTCTTTTTTCGACTCCTTTAACTAAGAAACTTACGAATTGAGATATTCCTACTCCAACGGCTGCAACGGCCGCAGATATTCCAAGTGTCTCTAAATCAAACGGAGAGCTTGCACTTTCAGCCGCAGCTAATTCGCCCCCAGCAGATTCCCCTGTAGTTAAGCTCGATGTTTCAGCAGACGCACTGGCCTCAGCGAGCCCAAGATCTGCGGAGTCAAGTCCTGTGGTTGCCCCATCAACTGCTGCCTCCTGTGACGCCGCCGTTTCAGCCGCTGCGGAAGTTTCAGATATCGGACCTTCTGTTCCAATCTCAGTCCAAGTTTCTAAAAGACCTTTAGGTGCGGCTCCTTGGGCCTCTACGGCTAAATCTGCCGCTGCTTTCACTGTCTGTGCCTCCGCAAGAGTCGCGTCGGCTGCTGTGCTTTGAGTTTCAACCGCTGCTTCGGTGGTCTGATCCTCAAGAACTTCGTCTTGATCTTCGAGTGTAACCTTGGCATACTCACCACTGTTTGCGGGCTGTTTTGGTGTTTTAGTAAAGATCCCTCTAATCTTTCTAATTGTACCGGCTGTTCTAATACCCACCATTCCTTCTGAATCTCCTGCTGTTGTCTCTACAGCTACAGGCTCCGTTTCAGCAAGTGGGACTTCTTCAAGATCCGGCATATCTTCGTCGTCTCCGTCCTCTGCGTCCGAGTCACCTTCATCTGAGAATTCATTGTCTCTATTCTGTAGTCTTCCTCTTGCCCAAGTAGTATTATCAGGTTCTACAACTGGATCTACGGTTGCAGTTTGACCTGGTATGTCACCTGTTAAATCTCCAGTAGCGTCGTAAGGTTCAGCGGGTTCGGGAGTTGGAGTGTCTTCTGAGAGTTCAAGTTGTCTACCACGGCTTGCTACAGATGCTTCTGCGGGATCTCCGGTTGTCTCTCCAAATTCATCATTACCATCGCCTACATCTTGATCCCCGTCTTCTCCACCGCCCTGACTCAAAGGCTCGTATGCTCCTTCAGGCGCAGTAGCAGGCCGTGTGAGAGCGTACCCAGCAACACCAGCAGCCACGGCGGCTACACCAATGCCTGCACCAATGTACGGGTACGGGTTAAACGGATTTCTACCAGGTATGGGACGGGTGGGTACAATTGGGTCGACTGGGCCTACCGGTTCAATAGGTTCATTTGGGTCGAAACCTGGCGGGAAATCGGGCTTCCCGGGGACGGGTTTTACGCTCTGAGACAAAGGTGTAAATTCTTTGGCACCAGGGATACAAGCTGAGCTTTTAAGCCTAATAGATGTGTCTTTAGGGCAACGGCGTCCTACGTTTACCTTAGATGGATATACGAGCCTGTGTCGAAGCGGCATTTTATCTAATGTAAATATTAAAAATTGTAAACAAATACTTGAAATATTAGAATCTATTACAATTTTAGAATGGAATTACTTACTTGCAAGTGCACCTCGAGCTGATAATATCATCTTCGTAAAGATAGGCCATACATTCGAGGCACACAATCCCCCTAAATTCGTGAGTGTCCCGGTCAATATCAAGAATTTTAGATTCCCCGCACCGGGGGCCCTCAACCAATTCGCATTCACACGCGTCACACTTAAGTTTGGTTAAGTAATAATCATATAGAGAATCAGGGTCTTCCTCAATTAATCCCCGGTTCATCCAAGTAGAAATCCTATACTTTTTCTTATCTGCCTCAGTTTGATGGTACTCTCGAACTTCTTGAACAGACCGGCCTTCGTGGATTGCCAATTTCTCGAGAGCGTTATAATAATCTTTGCGCTCTTGAGACATCTGTCCTGTATTTCTCAGGTCCCTCTTTTTACACAATCGAGACTGTACCTCAGACTTCCCTTCAAGAATTTCCATATTTTCCAAAGCGGTGCGATAGTTCTTCAATTCGTTCGTCTTCTGTACCATTACTGTTATAATTAATAGTCTACGATTCTTTTAAATCAATAATGTCTGAAGCCAATCTTTTGAAACGGATTAGAGGCCCATCCACGATTAATCTGGGGAACTTCTACAGGTGCTTCTACGGGAGGCTCTACTGGCTTCTTTTTAGATTTAGGCCGTTTAACGTATATCACCCTCGACTCTTCTTCCGAGTCGGATTCCGAGCCCGATTCAATTACAACAATGGGCTTCTTCTTCTTTGGCTTCTTTTTTACAACGGGCTCTGGTTCCGGCTCTGGTTCCGGCTCTGGTTCCGGCTGCGGTACAACAACGGGCTTTTCTACTGCCTTCTCAACGGGTACAATGGGTTCTTTTACGGATTCAACCGGTTCTGCGATCTCCCGTTTAGAGCCCTGTCCAGATTTCTCAATTTCTGAATTCTTAGTATCGAGCGCCTTCTTTCTGGCTGCATCGGCTATAATTTCTTTGTGCTTTTCTAAAAGATCAGCCTTCTCTTTGGCTTTAACAGTCAGAGTCGCTTCCTTTTCGACTGCTCGATCAGCCTTGTTCCTCGCTTGTACCTCACGCGCTTTTATCCTTCCCTTCGCGAGAATCTCAAGCTGTGCAGGTGTCATTGGTGCCCTCGGCTTCCTTGGTTTCTTAACTTTCGGGTCTGTGTAACCTGGATAATCTTCAGTTGAGTTCTCAGCCGACATTGTTACTCAATGGTTATATTTTAATTTCAAAATGTAGACACAATCAGGGAATATCAGGTTGTATATACATTAGGTAATTAGATATTCCACAAATGTGTAACAGAGGTCCAAGTTTATTAAACAGGGTATAAGTTTTAAAAAAAAATATACACAAGTAGTAAATGGAACAACCAGAACAGCCCGAAATGCCCTACGAAAACGAAGTGCCAGATGTTGTTGATATCGGACAGGTGCGCGAAGCTAATAGAGAACGTGTAATGCGCAGGTACGCCGTACTCAGTAGCGTAGCCTATAAGGTGTACCAAACAGATGCCCCTACAGCAGACAAAGAATTGAAAACATTTTTACCGAGTCATTCAATCGATGAAAACTTAACAGATTCAAACTCTACTGTCATTACACACGTAAACAAAGACACTAATAAAAAAAATGTCGTAATTGCATACAGAGGAACACAAGGTTTTAATACTTCAGATTGGAGTGCTAATATTCTTGGGACGGCTTTAGGACCTCTTGTATCTGCTCCGAGTAAATTAACCGGGATTGACGTGTTTTCTCGGTTTACTGAGGCTGAAAATAAATTTGACGCTGTATCAAAAGAATACCCTGATGCTATTATTAAAACCACTGGACATTCTCTTGGTGGGCGACTTGCATACCACGTGGGTAAAACTAAGGATGTTAAATCTCACACATTTAATATGGGATCCGCCCCGACCGACTTTCTAACAGACAAACAATATTCACACGCTGATAGTAACAAGAGTGTACATTATCACATCACAGGTGACCTCGTTGGGGCTTCACATAAGGATTTTGGTTCGGATAAAACAGTCAAGGTATCCCAAGCTAAATGGGTTAAAAATCTATTACCTTTGGCTGCTGGTACCGCTTTGGGTGCCATTCGGGGTGTTCCTCTCGGACCTGCAGGAATAGCTGTGTCTGCAGGAGTGGGTTTACTAGGGAGCGTTGGGGCTGCTGGGAACTCGTTTGACTTACATGGTATTCATAATTTCTTACCTGCACCTGCTAATTATGAATCTAAAAGAAATAGCCTGGGCAGTTTGTATTACTCTAAAAATTTTAAAGATTCTAAGGACTCTGCTGTTGCGCCAAAAAAGACTAAAGATTTTAAAAGTGTTACAGGATTTAAAATTCCTAAAAGTACAGTGGTATTTGATGAAAACCCTAAACTAAAATTCCCCATGGACGCTATACCTTGTACTAAAAGGACACTTAAGAACAGATGCAAACTTTAGGACCCTGTGCTCCTTGGGCTACGTGCCTCTACTTCTACTGCTGATAGGTCTATCGTATCTCGGATGCAATGGAGTAAGCCACAGCAACATTTAATATCCTTACAACGAGATTTCAGTATGAACTTTAGAAAGACTCCTAAGGCTACTCCACCTGAACCTATCAAAGCAAGTATAAATCCTTCACTCGGCAACCATTGTTCCATTTATAGTACTAAAATATTAAAAATATAATATCTGTTAATATAAATGAAGACTGTAAAGATCAACAAGTTCTCAACCGTTCTACCAAAGAAAGGAGCGTTTACTATAGAAACCGATCCTGATTTCCCTAAGTTACATACTCTGTGTATTGCATCCGGTAAAAGGGGAGGTGGAAAGAGTGTCGCTGTTGCTAACTTTGTAAAAAAAGCTAAAGACAAAGGATATTACGACTTGTGTATTTTAATCACACCTACGTACAATTCCAATAAGTCCATTTGGGATATAGCAGATATACAACCCGAGGATGTTTATGAGCCTACGATGGATGTATTAAAGACAGTTATAGCAAGAGTGGAGGCGGATAAGCAAGAATGGGAAGACTTCCTAAAGCAGAAAGAATTGTATAAGAAATACAAGAAGGATATCTCCGAAAAGCCTTTCAATAAAATCTGTAACTACGATCTCCTGGACTACACTGAGGCGGGCTTTATGAATCCTAACTTTTGTAAGGCTAAATGGAAGTACAAAATTGAGCAAGCTCCAAGGGTAAGCCTCGTGGTGGACGATTCCTTAGGTACTGACTTGATGGCCAGGCGGAATGCGGGACTTACGAATTTGTGTATCCGCCATCGTCATATCGCTGACGGGCTTGGTATTTCTATTTTTTTACTTGTTCAGAGTTACTGTGCTCAGGGAGGAGTAGCCCGTGCGATCCGTGAGAATTGTACAGCATTAATGCTCTTCAAGATTTCAGACGATAAACAAATTGCGAAAGTGCGTGAGGAGGCAGACTTACCTATTACAGAGGAGGAATGGTTCAAAATGTGTGATTACGCCCATTCACAGCCTTTTAACTTTCTTATGTGCGACTTCAGTCCCAAATGTGAAAAAAAGAGATTTCGGTCCGGTTTCGATACTTTCCTCGTGCCCGAGAGTTTAACCTGCAAATGTTCCCCGAAGTGCAAATAAAATGGGACGCTCAGGTGGACTGACATCCAGAATCTGGTGGTGACTTGAAGCTCAAAGTGGTAGGTTTAAGGTCCAAAGTGGTGGGTTCAGAGGGTCCAAAATACCAACCCACCACGAGACTTTTTTTTCATAATTTTCAGATTTACAGGTAGGCTCTACAGTGAGGTTCTGTTTGTATATATATATAGGTGTTGGGTGTGGTGTGTTAATTACTTTATTAGTAGAAGAAAATAAATATAAGAGAGAAGATATAAGATATATTATAAAGGAATTTTGGGGGTTAAAACTCAACTAACCACCACACCAATTGGAGTCCCCTACGAGTTTCCTATGTAATTGTAAGTCTCCTACATTCCTTGGAATCCCAAAAAGCAACGAGACTTTTAGAGAATATTTCGAAATGATTTACAGGTAGGCTCTGTCTAAACTTTTAAAACATTTCAAAATATTCAATTTCACCAAGCCCACCCCCTTGTGCTTCTAAATTTACAGGTCAAATATAATCGCTCTTTTTTGAAGGCTCTGCTTGGTAACAATGAGGATTAAAAATAGCCCAAATTTACGGCTCTGATTTCTGAAGGTTTTAATTTTGAAATTAAAAATATTCGCTAATGTTAAACAGTATGATGAAAGCAGGAACAGAGCTCGGTGACGAACATTACCTCAAACATTGCCTCGATTACAGCCCCTTACCTGTTGGTATGGCCAATTACAATCTCACTGGAGCAGGCATGTCACCGGCCCTCCCAGGAATTAAGACACCCAAGTATTTCCGGGGCGCTACGAAACCTCAGTCCGCTGACGTAGCTGCCGTATCGAAGGCACGCTTCATTCAGGTACCCGGTAAATCCGAGCCAGAGGTCGCTGCAATGATTCTCGAGAGCATTAGAATAGACGCAGAGCAGTACAAAACCCGTATACCAAGAGTATACGCAGAGGTTACAAAAACACAAAAGTCATTCTCGGGGACTCATCTTGGAGATGCTTTGGCCAAGTCAGTAGCCGGCACATCCGAAAGCGCCACTGCTGATTTCTCCGATAGCCCTGAAGTCGAATATTTCAGAAGTAAGGCTAACAGCCCTGCAATGCAAAAAGAAATCTTGAACAAAATAGTCAGGGAACTAAGTTACAGAAGCATTGATGTCCGTCGTTGGGAGGTACCCGATGCTTCTGGTGAACCGAGTGGGGAATACCAGGAAGGGTACAAACACCATGGTAATCGTGGGATTAAAACTAAGCACGTTACGGCAGAAGGTAGGAAAGCTATTCTTGAACTTGAAATGGGGGTCACTACCGGGACTAAAGAACGTGGAGAATCTATAATCGAGTTGATTAGAATTAATTCTTTAGCGAAGGGCGGTCTTGACATTGGTCAGATTATGAATATGACAAGCCAGCCACCAACCAAGGCGGTCATGCCCAAAGAAAAAGGAAAAGAAAAAGCCACTGCAGCTTCCGAGGCTTCAGCTGCCCCTACTCAACTTGCACCCGAAGGAATTGCCGAATCGAGCACTACCAAAACTACTCCGGAATCTGAGAAAAAGTAATTTTCGTATTTTACTTAAAAATATAATATTATTATAGATTATAAATGACCGACTCTGTAACCGAATCCCGATGCGCCAGCCCGACCCTCGAAACCAAATCCGAAATTAAGCCCGAATACTCCCATGTCCAGTCTGTAGCCGAAGAGTTTGGTCAAGTTAAGAAGAAGTATACAAATGATTGTGGGTTCGACCTAAAAACCCTCCAGCGTCGTGACATTGAACTAAAGGAGCTCGAAAAGGCGTACCCTGGTACGTGCCCAAGCTTCCTCGAGTTGGCCTGGAACTTCTGTGAATACACGCCAAAGGAAGAACAGGACGCAATCATCGCAGAAGGCCGATGGGAAGGACCATCCAAAGTTGCACGAAACCTCGGTGGAGTCATCAAAGACGCTATTTCTATCACAGGTGACGAGCAGCCCGAGCAGCCCGCTATTGAAAAGCTTGAAATCCTTGACAGCTGCCCCCACGTGTAAATCTTAAATCAAATTTTAGTCTTAAAAAATACAAGTAATATTTTCGAAATTTAAAATATTACTTGTATATTAAAAGAACGATGTCAACTGAAGTAATCGACTCCTATAACATTTATGTCGACACTGAGCGGATGATGAACTCTACAAGCAACGGTAACGAGATTATGTTGTCTCTTAATCAGACCCCGATAACCTGTGACTCCAATCAGTTTATCCGCCTTACTCTTCAGAGTTTCAGTATGTACAAAAGTTTTACTAATTGCAATGCCAATAACAACATCTTCAACTTCAGTGGCGTCACCACTCACGCGGGTGCACTCTCTTACCCGGCAACAGAACCCGCTGGTACAAGCGTTGACTACCCGATGTACTTAGCTCCTGCTGATTACCAGCCCGGTAATGCAGGGCGTAACGAGCTCGCATCCGACTTCGCTAACCGTCTCGCGTCAGCTTTGTCCGTACAGTGCAACCAGGCTCTTGCTGCCACTCCGATCGATCCGAACACTCTCTACCCAAAAACGGGGTCTGGTGGTGAAAACATTATATCTTTCCGAATTGATTTTGCTGCTGCACACTCCTTTACAAGCCTTCAAGTTCGCACTTTGGTACAGAACGGTGACTGCTTCGAACTTCTGGGCACTAACCGCATTCGTGCTGCGCCTCCCACTGGTACTGCCGCGTACACCGCGTGGACAAAATTGACCAGTTGCTCAGTAGACCTCGCTCCCGCTTCGGCTCCTATCCCGGGTGCCAGTATCCTAATCACTTGCCCTTACAATTGCCAATTGAGTACACAGCAAAACGTGTACCTTCAGTCTGACATCTCGGGCACAAACATCCAGACCGAATCTTTCGCTTCGGGTAACACAGACACTCCGGGTGTGAATCAGATGTCTGCTTCGCGCATTCTTGGAAGAATGACGGTCCAGGATTCATTTGTAGATTACACATCTCAAACACAGATGGAATACTTCGTATCTGTTTCGAGTAAACAAATCACATTCTTGCGTCTGAGGATTGTAGATTCTCACGGTCGGGTAATCCCGCCAGGAATAAGGACTATTGCAAGCTCCACACCCGCCACCCTCACAAGTCCATACGATTCGGCCGGTATTCTCGAACCTGGTGGAAACTCTCCTGTGATACAAAACGGGCTCACGAACCCGGACATTTCACTATTTTCTGAAAGCACCCAGGCTCAATTTGGAAACAGAAGCTGGGAAGGAGTTGTCAAAGTTGATATCCTCCAGCATATGTCTCTACCAAATAACACTTTGGAAACCGCACCAATTGTACACACAGTTCCCGCTCGATTTGGAACTGAGCCGCTGAATAAACTGAACTATGGTAAATCGGGATATTCCGCTCCTCGTAAGTAAATAAATTCGTTTAATTTGGTTTTTTTTCAAAATTATTATCTTAGCCTAATATTAAAACAATGTCGTTCAATCCGAACCTTACCTACTTCGTCGAACGTCTGCAGGGTGTCTCCACCAATACCTTCCGCCTTGAAACTCAGAACAAGACCACGGCTCGCGCTGCTGACATCATCAGTTTTGACCTCCCGTCTAATTCTATCCTTAATCTGCGCAGTCTTAAAGTCTGGTGCGCGGCCTCGGCTAACGTAGGAGCGGCTGTGGGAGCCCGCCTCCCGCCTATTAACGATCTCGTCGAGCGTGTCGAGGTATCGTGTGGTGGCATCATCATGTCCCAGGGAACCAACTTCCAGAACGTCCTCGGTGAAGCAATGAAGGCCATGGGTGTTGAAGACTGCGACGCAGTAACCGGCCATCCGGAATACGTCCGTGCTAAGTCTTACGTTAACGGCGCCGGCGGTATTGTCGGGGGGAAACCGGTTTCCCTTACCGCCCTCCTTAACGAGGATTACTCCACTGCTTTCGCTTTCGATGGCGATACAGCGGTCTCTGCTGCTCCCCAGTTCTGCATTGACAAGTTCCACGGTTTCCTCGACACTGCTGACCCGAAGCTTCTGGATTCCAGCATCACTCCGGACATTCGTGTTCGCCTATACATGGCCTCCAACAACGTCCTCACTTCGTCTTCGGGCGTCGCTTTGGGTGTCGCGGCGGCGGATCCTCCTTTCGAAATTGGCTTCGCTTCGAGCTCCACTGGTGATGGTGCTCCCGATGGTGCCGGTGCCCCGACGGGTGGTGGTGCTTACGAGCTTTCGCAGATCTCGGCCACTATCGAGTGCATCGGTATGGCGGACGAGTCTTACGATCAGATGATCGCGGCGCAGATGTCCCGCCAGTCTTTCCTCGAAATCCCCTACAAGTCTTATACCTCCTTCCAGGAAGAGCACTCTGGTTCTTCGCGATTCACTGTCTCTACTCAGTCGCTCGACCGCGTATGGGTATGCTGGCGCGACTCGGGCTTCAATGCTCCCAAGCTCCCCATCTCAGTTGCGGGCCACAAGAAGCAGGGTGGTTACATCATGGGAACCGTCGGCGCTGCCGGCGGCACTGCTACCAAGGACCTTGGCCTTCCCGACTACGACGAGGGTGGTGTCCTCGGCACCGGCTCCGAAAAGTACAAGGCGTCGTACTTCAACTTCCACGCGCCCACCGTCGATACCAAGCTTCAGCTGCAGCTTAACGGCGCTTACATGCCCCAGTTCTCTGCATCGCAGGCCCAGCTGTACGGCATTACTCGCAACTCTCTGCTCGGTGCTCGGTATTCAAAGGAAATGTCTTTCGATCAGTACCTTCGCAATTACAACGTACAAGTATTTAGGTTGAATCTCCCTGATTCGGAGTACTCGCGCAGTATCTCGGGCCTGGATACACGGTCCGTGAACCTTCAAGGAATCCTGCGTTCCGAAGGAACGAGCGGCTCCGATTTCCTCAGCTGCAACATCTTTTGCGAAAGTACCAGCTGCCTTCGGGTTGGACCCGGGAGAGCCATAGAATTAATCGCCTAGACGTAGGAAGTGAAACTAAAAAAATAATGATTACACTCAATTTAAAAAATAAATTGAAATATAATTATTAATGGGAAGCGGGATCGTGTATAAGATTGAGTGTAATATAACCGGATTTGTGTATATTGGGAGTACTGTTCAAACTTTGGCTAAAAGAATATCTTGTCATAAATTTAACGCTAAAAATAGAAATTGTAGTTCCAAACAAATAATTCTTAACGCTGATTACTATTCAGAAGTTTTAGAAACTGTGCAAATTGAAAATGATAAAACTTTATTAAAACAAAGAGAAAGACACTACATTGAAACACTTGATACTGTAAATGTTATTAAACGCCCTTATGTATCAAAAGAAGAACGTCGTATTTTACATAATCTATATGATAGTATTAGATATGCAACACCGGAGGGAAAAGAACAAAGAAGACAATACTGTGAAGCCAACAAAGATAAAATAGACGAAAAAAATAAAGAATACAAAATAAATAATCGTGAATCTATTTTAGAAAAAAAGAAACAGTATCGCGAGAAAAACAAAGTTTCATTAGCTGAAAAACATAAAGAATACCGTGAGAAAAACAAGGTTTCATTAGCTGTAAAACATAAACAACATTATAATGTAAATAAAGTTTCAATGAATGAAAAATCTAAAGAATACTGTGAAAAAAACAAGGTTTCGTTAGCGGAAAAAAGGAAAGTAAAAAACCAACTTAAAAAAGATTTAATATCCAAAATTTAAATATAGGCTAATGTTAAAACAACAATGCCTACTGTCCCCCAACTATACGAAGGGCTCGCTGGCACTCGCGCAGCTGAAACTCTCGCAAACATCCCCTCATTCGGGTTCACAAACGGTGGACTCCACAAGCCTGTTATGAAGCTTAACTGGACCAAGACCGACGGACTTGCTAATATGACTGCTCTGAGAGCATCTGTACTAAGGACTAATCAGGGTGCGTATCGTGGCGTATTGCCGTGTAAGGGTATCGCATCTCTTCCGGGAGGAGACGGAAACCAAACTCTACGCCGAGCACCAATTCCGTACCAAGGAGGCCTTTACCCCCAGACAGGGTTCACTCGTGGCCAAAAGAAGGGTCTGGCGTACGATCCTGAGAAACCCATTGATCTACCTCTTATGCCGTTCGCAAGCTCATTTAATGCTGGACTTAACAGCCGGCTCGGGCAGCCGTACGGAGGACCGCCTAAGTAAAACTTAAACAAATTACAAATTACAAATTACAAAAAGAAACGTATACCAAGATTCTAATTTAATATTATTTTCTTGATATACATTAAACAGATGCCTACTCCATTCAGCGGCCAGCTTCCACCATCAGTAGGAGCTCTATCAAACGTTAGACTCAACCCGAGTACACTCGCCAATGGAGATTCATTGAAATGGGACTCTACACAACTTCTATGGAAAAATGAACAGCCTGCTGGTGGAAATACAATTGATGTCACGGATACAAATGCAGACTCCGTATATTATCCCACTTTTGTAGATTCTACTGGAACGGGTAAAACCCTTTATGCAGGCTCGACTACAAAGCCGTTTTCAGTAAACCCTAACAATGGAGATTTTACAGTAGCAGACACAATTAAAATAAACCAAACATCGGTAGCGGTTGGTAAGAATGCGGCTTCCATTACTCAAGGGGCTTCGGCAGTAGCTATCGGTGATACAGCCGGTAAAAATTCTCAAGGCTCCGATTCAATTGCCGTAGGTAACAATGCAGCAGAAATTAGCCAGGGTACAGAGTCTGTAGCTATCGGATATTTCACTGCAGCAGATGCACAGGGGACGAGCTCGGTTGCTATTGGTAACTCTGCGGCTCGGACAGCCCAAGGAAACTACTCAGTTGGTTTGGGATACTACGCTGCTAATGTTACCCAAGGAGCCGATTCAGTTGCAATTGGGCGTGAAGCCGCAAGGACCAATCAGGGACTTGAGAGCATTGCAATTGGTAGGGGCGCAGGAAAAGACGTTCAAGGAGAATATGCAATCGGTATAGGCTCATATGCAGGGAAGACCTCACAAAGTAATCAAGCTACAGCTATTGGACAATTCGCAGGCTCAACTTCACAAGGATTGAGTTCTGTAGCTATCGGTAATAATGTAGGAAGAAATTCACAGGGAAACTACTCGTTGGCTATGGGACATTATGCATCTGATTATTATCAAGGAGTAGGCTCTGTTGCAATTGGACGCGAAGCCGCCAGATACACACAAGGAGATACGAGTATTGCAATTGGGAGGGACGCCGGGAAACAGAACCAAGGCGTTGAATCGATTAGCATAGGCCCATACGCTGGAGATGACTATCAAGGAATCCGTTCTATTGCTATTGGTGGTTACGCAGCGTCTAAAAGTCAAGGTACTGATGCAGTAGCTATAGGTATTTATGCGGCTCGTTATAGACAAGGTACAGACGCGATTGCTATTGGTAACCGAGCAGGGTATTTGGACCAGAACGCTAACAGCATAGTCATAAGTGCGTCCGGTAACGCGCTGAACACATCTCAAGCCGGGTGCTACATCGATCCGATCCGTGGCCAGGCGCATGGATTAGGGACAGGGGTTGTGCATTATAACACCACAACTAAAGAAATGACGTACTCGACAAATTAGTCTAATTAAAATGTTGGTTAGTATTAAATGGCAACCGAAATACCCACTCTTTTAAAACATGATGTAGAGCCTTTGGAATTCGCACTTGATAAAATTTCCGAGTTAGAGATTAAATCTTATACAAAAACTGTAGTGACGGATATTAAAAAAGCGCGGGAGGCAGAGGACGGACAGGAAAGCGTAGAACGTGAAGTTAAAAAAGAACATTATAAAGAATATGGGGTCATGGCTCAACAGGTTCTGGACACGAAGTTCGATTTCACGGTAAACGTTACTACCGATACACCCTACTCTATTAGCCATAACAACATGTTTGTAGCAGGTTTGAAAGCTACTCAAGAACTTTATATCCTCGTGAAAGTACAAGCCGACCTTATAGAGAAACTTGAAGCCCGAATTGTCTCATTGGAAACTAAAGAATTGGAACCAGAGGACCACTCCGAACAGTTTTAATCATGGACCTTCATTAAAATTGCACTTGTTGCAAAGAACGTTACGGAACTCCCCTGTTAGGTGATTATGGTCCATACAGCGAGTTGCACTACAATTCGGTCCTTCAACTTTTAAAATACAATCACATATATCACAAACAAATGTGGTTATAACATGTTCGTATAGACCATTTATGTCTTCTTCGATTAACCCCATTTTAATCCATCTACGAATCATTCTCGATTTTATTCTGGCAGCAGATTTATCACGCGCCTTATTATACTCTCGCCTTGCATCCAAATCTTTCAAAGGCATCTCAATTAATACTATTTCTACAATACTTTTAAGTTTAAAATGACCAGATCCAAAAGTCTCCCAGAAATCAGAGCAGTAATTTTGAGCCTTTTTTAATCCTCGTCGTTAACAGGCATGACCCTCAAAAAAAGGCGAAATTCCTATGCCTTAGAAAATTGGATGCAAAGGT